GGTCGTATCTGTTCAATATAGCCACCCATCCCGCGAGTGTCAACCCCTAAAACGGTGACTCGTCCCCTCCCCCCATCACCGTTTTTGTACGTTTTACCTTGGTTACAATGCGTTCGCGCTTGCCTACCGAGGCCGCCAAGGCAATCAGCAGGCCCTCGGCGACGTTGACTATGCGAAAGTGCGCGGCTCCGGTATCGCGCGGGAAGCCGTCAAGGAATCCTTGACCACTGGGTAACAGCGTTTGAACCTGTTCAATGCGCTCAAACCCTGCTTCAGATTTGCCACGGCCAGGTAACCGCAGGGCAGATCCCCACTCCTGATGTTGCACCCGTTCAGGTTCGACAGCAAAACCGGCGTTGTACAATGCAGTTTCGATAGCGCCAGCTCTACGTGCCAGGGCAACCAGGGCAGGAAATTTATCCGGCGAGCAGGTCGCAGGTGCGGATTCAACCCACAGAGAGTAGGGGTCTGAATGTGTTCTCGTCGTCCATAGCCGATGAGCGGCGTTCAACGCCGTTTCTAAGGCCATGTTCCACGCCCACGGTCGGCTTGATCCGCTCCAAACCATCCACGCCCCCAACGCCGTCGGTATCCCGCCTTGAACGCGGACTAACCCGATACCGGTACACCCCCCCGGATCGATACCGAGATAGATGCCATCGCGATAAACGATAGGTTGTACAGGCTTTTTACGCATTCACATACCCAACCTGTAGCTTCCACCTGCGCATGAGTTCGTCTTCATGTGCAGCGATAAATCGATCAATCAGCCCGTCCGCAATCCGTGGATCACCGCGTAAATGCCCAATAGCAAGGCAAATTTTGAGTGCGGTTGGCACAGTGGGTAGATGTGGTTTTTTAGAGGCGATTGAAACCTGGGCAGGGGTTAGGCCCGTCATGATCACGATATCGCCCTGGCGAATCTCTGGTTCTTTCGCCATTTCAACGCGCAATGCTTCAGCAAAAATAGAAGATCGTTCCATTTTCTAAACGTAGCAAAAAATTATCACTTCGTCAAGTAGAAAATGATACATGCTGGTTCTACAAGGGTTATCCATCATATAAAAATAATCGATAAAAAATTATTGACTCCGATAAAAAAACATGCGATATTGACAGTGCGAGGTTGAGATGAATTCACCTGATTTTGATTTCCCCATGGCTGTACCCGACTCTTTGCGAGTTGGCTACAACGTTCATACGGCAATGGCATCTCCCCTCCGAATCTTTTCGGGAGATGAGACCTTGGACGAGGAAGAGGCAATTTGCGAGTACCACCACGGCGGTGGCCGCAAATGCAGCGCGCCCGATGAAGATGAGGATTGCTTATGATTACCGAAGCTTTCCTGGCCAAAGTCGGGCTTTCGTTAGCCCAGGCCAATCAGATTGTCGAGGAGACCGGGTTGGTGGAACACCCGGCGGTGTTCGAGGCGTATCTGTTCAGTCATGCTGACCCCGACCGGGCCATGACGGATTATCTGATCCGGTTGCTTGAAGCCTCTGACTATGCCGAGGCTTCAAATGTTTAGATTTCATGCTGGTTTTGAAACCTTGAGAAGGATGGATGATTCGGATACCTCGCATCAAAACCGGCACCTTTGTTCAGCTACCTCTCGCCCGCGTTCTCCTGGGTTCGCAGGGGTAGCGATTTTTCACCTACGTAACGCCCTTGCTCGTGCGGTTGCCGAGTATGGGCGGATGGACGTAGAAAACCTCTATATCCATGGCTGCATGGATTATGGAATTCACCCCCCTATCTGGTCAGATTTGAGCCAAGCTGAACAGAGGTTTGTGAAGTGGCTCACCCTATCCGTTCAGGCATGAGCCAACCTGAACGAAGAAACAGGCTCACAAGGAGTTCAAATGTTCAGAAAAGCTGAAAAGAAGGGCTTATATCTGCGTATGGCCCTAATCGGTCCACCCGGTTCAGGAAAATCGTTTACTGCTCTTCGTCTTGCGATGGCACTCGCCAATGGTGGCCCGGTTGCAGCCATTGATAGTGAGCGTGGATCGCTGTACAAATATGCAGGTGAGGAGAATCCCGATGGTGGAAGCTTCTCATTTGATGTTGACGAACTATCTACGTTCGCCGTCAAAAACTACATTACAGCCATCCAAGAGGCTGTAAAAGCAGGCTACAAGGCGCTGATCATCGATAGCCTGTCTCATGCGTGGGCGGGTCAAGGGGGCATCCTGGAATTCGTTGACAACAAAAAAGGTAAGGACGGAAACGCTTTCGACGCATGGCGGGTAGCAACGCCCCTGCATAACCAACTGATTGATACAATCATTGGTGCAAAGTTACATGTGATTGTAACCATGCGTGCGAAAACGGAATATATCATGGAGAAGGACGATAAAGGAAAAACCTCCATTCGCAAGGTCGGCATGCAGCCAATCCAACGAGAGGGGCTTGAGTATGAATTCGATGTCATTGCAGACATGGACGGTGGAACCATGTTCGTCTCTAAAACTCGCTGTCCAGCGTTGACAGACAAACGGTTCTACCAACCCGGTAAGGACGTTGCAACCGTTGTTTCTGCGTGGTTGCAGGGTGGGAAGGAAGAACCGCCCAAAGCAGATCCCCCTAAGCAGTCAACCGCACCCGCAATAGGCCCCTCCTGGCCGAACAGTTGGCCTGACCGTATCGGAACAAGTGAACCGGCGACGGACCCCGAATGGTCCGCACAGGTAGCTGAAAAGATGGCCTCTCTGGTACGTTTAGAGGATCTGAATTTATTCTTGGGTTCCGCTGGAAAGCTCCCCATCTACGCTGTATTTCCAAACATGCGCCAATGGTGCGCATATTGGCTCAAGGATAAAAACTCCGCCTTCTCCAAGGCGTATGCCGATTTCTGTGAAACACAGAAAGTTGTGGGAGGTTCAAAATGAAATACGCCCATTTGTTCCTCAAAGACTCTGACTACGCCCGCAAGGTCAAGGATGGCGGTCGCCATCCTGAACGAGTGGTCACACACCACCTATGCGATACACCTGAACAAGCGAAAGCAAACCATCCCGGCATCCATGCGTTTTTCGCATTGTGTGAGGTTGAAGTCGGGCAAACTGCCGGTGGCGTTACCGATGTGACCGCCGTGCGGATTGTGGAGGGGATATGAAAAAGTGGGAATATCGCGTCGAAAATGATGCAAATGATGAGGTTGATATCGACAAACTTGGATTGGATGGGTGGGAGTTGGTTACAATCGTATCCAAATTGATACCGATGGGTCTGCATAACGAAACAGTTTATTTTTACTTCTTCAAAAGAGAACTTTTGGAGGCCAAATGATATCTAAAACGAAAGACACCATCTCCAACCTGTTCAGCCTTTCAAAGCGCCACACATTGATTCAGGTTGCATTGGAAGATCTGAAGCGTGATAATGTCAGGCTGAACCTGGTTATAAACCGCCCGCCCGGTGTATATACCGACGAGACAGACGAGCTATGCAAGATCGATATCTCTCTGCATCAAAGTGCCATTATTGCTCAACTTGAAGCCGAACTATTGGCGCTCGATGAAGAGTGCGATCGGCTAACGAAACAACTTGGAGAAGCAGAATGACCCCAGCATCCACCACCCCCCTTGATAAACGTATCAAAATCGTTATCGACTTCGAGACATCCGGCGTTCCCCGTCACCTTGCCCATGCTGGTGTCCACGGATCTGACCATGCCTGCCCGATCCAAATCGGTGCGGTAGCCATGGCCCCGACCGGCAACATTATCTCAAGATTCGAGGCATTGATAGCGCCCAATACCGATGAAGAGCAAACGTTTCTCTTTTCAGAGGCAGCACTGCCTGCATTGATGGTAAACGGCATGGACCCTGCCTTTATCGTTCAGTACGGCCTCACTCCTGAAACAGCAGCATATGGATTTCTGTCCTGGTATCTGGGTTTTGAGCATACCTACCAATACAACCCCGCGATCTACGCCTTCAATCTGGCCTTTGACCAGTATTTCCTTGCCATGTTGACGAAGCATATCCATCGTGATGGCCCCTTTTGGCCATTCGGTCCCTGCATCCAACGGATGGTATCTGAACATCTGGACACAGAACAAATCTCCCTTCGTGCTGCATGTGTTCAGGTAGGTGTGCGTTACAAAATGCCTGACCACAGCGCGCTGAACGACTCCATATCGGCGGCTCGGCTATTGCATCGGTTGGAGGTGAAGAATGCCTAACGATCTAACCCAGCCCCGGTGTGAATGCGGCGCAATAGCCACCCATACAGATCCTCTTGTCCCAGGGGCAAAGGTTCTTGAATTCTGTAAACGTTGTCACGATGAAACCAAGGCAAATCCTGAATATGTACCTAAAGATGTTTGCCGGTGGCCTGGATGTACATCCGCCCGTATTCGGCAGGGCGGATGTTGCCAAACCCACGTAGATCGGTTTGCAAGCGTTATGAACTACCGCCCCATAACTCCAAAGGTGATTCGTGGACAATTGCACACCGGAGATCCGCAAGAGGAAATCGAGCGCGTAGCCCTCGCATGGGAAGCCAGGCAAGCCGCGCGCGCACTCAAGCGGGAAAAGGAAGAGGAGCGTAAAAAAGGTATCCTTGAAAGGAAGGTTTTTCCCAAGGTGGACACCTTAGCATATCGGATTGTAGTCCATCTGTACACGTACCCGAATGCAACCGTTACGCATCTGTTCAGATACCTCAAGCCTCCACATCGGGGCATGATCCAAACCCAGCTCAAGAACCTCGAAATAGCGTGCTTGACTCAACGCAATACCGGAAAGCCCGCACGGTGGCACTTGACCAGTGCAGGTGTAGAGCGCTATTATCAAATGACCGGCGTTCAAACAACCATTGACCCCGTTGCGGCTGAACTGGCAGCGGCAAAGGCTGAAATTGAGGCATTGAAACAACAACTACAGGAGCTACAATGTCTCTAAAATCGGCTATCGTTATCAGCTCGGATGGGTTCTTTCGTTCCTATTATTATGGCTACGTTGGAAAGCGTTGCTTGTACCATGGATTCAAGACGATCCAAGAAGCCAACAACCAGGGTATCTATCCAAAGGTTTGGGCCATAGAGGCAAATGGTCAGTACCTTGATTGTGTTCACGGGACAGAACGTTTTTACACAACGCCAAACGAATTCGTCATCTTCGCGCTGCTCATCGGATTTGCTTTATTTGCAGTTGCGTTTTCCTTTAGCTGGTTCTTCAATTTGATTTGAGTGGACATGCCTTTTCTCGTTGGTTGGCAGGGTACCAACGGAAAGAGGAAGTAAATCCAAGCCTAAACCCTGCGTTTTCTTTGGAGATAATATGAAAGCAAAGTCTTTCCCATTCAAAGGCAATACTGGAATAACTATGCCCCAACCCGCTAAAACCTGGATAGGCGTCTACCGCAACCTGAACGACGTATCAGAGGCAGATCCCTACCGCTGGGCCATTGGCTCCGTGGTAGATGGGGTTCTTGAGGTTGAAGGCCATAGACTAACGGGATCTGAAGTTATCCGTCAGGTGCGCATCTACCGAGGCTTTGAGATTTACGCCGTACATCCTGAACTAATCCGTCGTTGCTCGGTATTCAAGCTCAATCCTGAAGATCGAGGCTGTAACGGCGTTGCGCTGTCGCCTGAAGTAGACTATCCCCATGGTTTCCTTTGCCCAAACTGCCTTTTGACAAGGAAACTTTGGATTGGGGAGACCACAGCGGGCGCTGGTGTAGACTACGACGCCTTGGGGGCAGAAATCGAGGCAATTCACGCACGCCGTCCAGTGCTTCGTGAAAAACGCAGGAGGTAACGGGTAGATAAACTATTTATCGATTCTGATAAAATATCTGTTGAAGTTACCCGATTGGTGCCATATATTAGTTGCATCAAGAGCAGAGACAAACCAACCGCTCTGATGGAGATAAAATGACCTTCGACCTTACAACTATCCAATCCGACCTTCAAGCCAAACTGAACATCGCCACACCCAAGCTGACGGGTCGCTATGCAGGATTGACCGGCATCGTCCCATCGACCTTTGTCGATGGCACCGATACCGTCATCGGTCAAGGTACCTCCAAGGATGGATATACGGCAATTTTACTCATCAAGCGGGGCCCGAATTGGCGCAACAAGGACGGGTCCGTAAAGCGTTTTGTGTGCATTGAAACCGCGTTACGGGCGGACAAAGGCATTATCGTGCATCCTGGCGATGCCATCGTTACGATGCAAATTGCATAGGTTTCACCACCCGTTTCAGCCCGTATCCCGCGAGGGAACGGGCTTTTCGAGGTAGGAGGTATCACGGCCTCTTGCTCCCGAAGCTTCAATGCTCAACGAAAGATAGCCTACAATCTGGATGCACCTTTATCAGCTATCCTCACCGTTCATCACCCGTTATCAACGGTTGTTGACCAGCTTGTTGACCACGGCGCACCATGCTGTGGGAGGATAGGGTGGGGAAGATGTCAAGAAGTGGTAAGGGAGGAGAGTTGGGGGTGTGTCAGTGGGTGATTGGGCAAGAGATGCTAATTTGGAAGTGCATGGTTGTGCCATTTTCGGCGTACTTCCTATTGCTTGCGCGGGCATGAGGTGGCAAACGATGTCCACCTTCCGCGCATCTGATTAACAGGCGGATGCCCTGAACGAAAGAACCTTTATATTTGGATAATGCGAAACGCTCCTATTGGCGGGTATGAACTTCATCTCGAATTTTCTCCAAAGGCATTCAACACTTCGGTAGACACATCACATCAACACGCCGGAAAATCTTCATGGCTCCGCTGATGGGTCACTCAGTTGATGTGTCTGGCTATGGAGACATCTAAACCATCACAACTGGGCCATTTTTGAATAAGCCTGACTATAACAGATATAATGTTGAATCCATAGGCATTATATATATGAATATGTATCTGCAACCCATTGAGCAACATCTTCGTAAACCTTGTTCACCGAAGTCAAGCGGTCTACTAAAGATACCTCACATACATACGCCTTATATGCTTCCGCCTGAAGGAGTCGCAGGTGATGCGGAGCTGTCTTGTCAAAATCAACCTGCCAGCCAGATGGGAAACGTTGTTCCATTTCAAGCTTTTTAACAAGCTTTGGTAAGTATTTTTTAGAATCGAAAGGAGTTCCAGACTTTTGAATTTTTAATCGCTTTTCGATGATAGAAGGCTTAATAGCTCGTAGTCTTTCTGCCATTTCCCAATTAATAACTTGCAAATTTGAAAGGCGATATAACATAGCCAGATAGCTGACATGAAAATGGCGAGCAAGCTGATAAACAACATCTTCCATCTGGTCTGTCTTGTCGGATTCTTCAGCAAGCTTTTTTACGACAGCTCCTACGGGCATCAGCAGCTCGGCAGCAAATCGATCCGCGTCTTGATCTTCTGGTCTGGGGATTCCATAAACATCCCGGTGGGGACGTTCATCGGCAGCATGGCCAAGAATCAAATGAGCAAACTCATGGGCAGCCGTCCAATGAAGGCGCTCATCTGGTTGATCAGAGTTAATCAGGACAACTGCACGCCCTTGATTCAGACTGACTGCGCCACATAGAGATGTCAGTGCAGTAAAAACGACATGTAAATTTTCTATATCATAGAGCCAACGAAAAATATCCACGGGTTTATCAGAGGATACCTCCTTCCAGTTGTATACCTGTTGCACTGCATAAGGGATCGTTTTTTTCTGCAAGATACTTGGCAAAGCGACTATTTTTCCTTCTTTTTGTAAGGACTCAGCTTCCGATAATTCGACCTGATCTAAAAAGTCCTGCTCTTTTCCATCTGCCCGATAGTTGACTTTAGGCAGATCACGAACAACTCGCTCATACTGACCCGTTATTAGAAGCTCAGGACGAATCCTTAATAGGGAAGAAAATTTCAAAATCTCATTCCGACGTGGTTCTCGTGTCCCTCGTTCGATTGCGATAATGGATGGCCGCGAAATGTCAGCATATTCAGCTATGCAGGTCTGGCTAACGCGGACTGTCTTTCGAAGAAGCCGGAAGGACTCTCCGATACCAGAGGAAGAATCTTTTGAAGACGTACTGGAAGACATTTTGATCACTGAATTATCTATAACATAGCATGGCTTTTTATAAAGCGCAACAGGGTATCCCCCCATTATCAAGTCAAAAACTTTGCCAAAGATATAGACAGCTACACAAGAGTCTGCTATAGAAATAACGAACACCCCAAAACGGTGCGTCGTAGAAAACTGCCGTTTTGGGGTGCTGACTCCCGAATAGGAGTGAGGGCATTCTGCCATCAAGCTCCTACAGGGTCAACTATTCTTTCAATCCTATAGGAGTACGAATATGAAAAATATTCAGCTTTCACATATAAAAATACAACAACTCAATTGCGCGATTTTTGGTGCGGATGCAATTCATCCTACCGATAGTAGTCGCGCAGAGCTGTTGGCAGCTCTTACTCATCGTGCGCGTGGAGCTGGTTTCACCACCCGTTTCAGCCCGTATCCCGCGAGGGAACGGGCTTTTCGAGGTAGGAGGTATCATGTACGCATTTGAAGATGGTCAAGGCAATGGGGTAAGAGGGTGGTTCCTTTCTCGTAAAGAGGCTGTTCAGGCAGCGAAAGATTGGCTCTCGGACTTTGGGCGCAATCGCCCACCACACCTCAAAGGGGTGCGAGCTGAAAAGCTCGTGTATCGAATGGCTTAGCCCATCCTCCTATGAGTAGTACAAAAGCCAGCCTAACAAGCTGGCTTTCTTCGTTTTCACCCGTATTCACCCCGAATACACCTGCTAACCCTGGTAGCCGTTCTACCCGGTGAAATCGGCTACAATACCCCTATGCAGCTCAACGCCCTTCTGTCTCTGGCTCGTGGTCGTGCGCATATCAAGGCGTTTGAAGGCGCGCAAAACGCCGATGAAGCCGCACGAATCGCTGAACGGCTTGCCGCCGAGGCTACCAGCCGCGAGGTACGCGAGCTATCCCGCGCGGTGGCGATTCTGGCTCGTGCCCTCGAATGCGTAGCTTACGCGCAGGTAAACGCGATAAGCATGGATGAAGCTGTAAGAGAGGATAAAAGCTGGTTGAAACGGTTGTATAAATATTTATTGAAGTAGATAAAATATCGGTTGACGTTAGGTGATTGGTGTAGTAGATTAGGGTATCGAGAGCGGCACTGGAGCCGAGCTTGAACTGGAGATAAAATGACACCAATCGAAATTCTATCCTATTCCGCGTTGAATACAGCCTACCTAAACAAGAAAATCGAAGCCCTTTCTTATACCTTACCTGGTCCGGGGCGGGACGCACTTCAGGCAGAAGTTGACGAACTAAAAGCTCGTCAGGATGCCGAAAAACCTATCTTGATCCAACGTTCGGCGTTGGAACAAGCTCTGAAGAACAAGGGCGTTATTCGCTCACAATACGACCGCAATCAGTGGATACGGAAGTTTTCAAGCGGATGGAAAAAGATTGCATTGGAGGATGCGATTAAGTTGATTGAATAGCTGTCGATGCAAGCCCGCCCACGCGGGCTTTTTCATTATGGATATTTTATCGAAATAGATAAAATATCGGTTGACGTTATTTGATGGGTGTTGTATATTAGTTTCATCAAGAGCAGAACAAACGAAGCTCTTCGATAGGAGTTCAAAATGACCAAATTTCAACGTATCACCGTAGACTATATCAACTCTCTCGTTGAAACTACCGAAATCCTAACCATCGTCAAGCCATCGTGGCAAGATGACTTTTTGGTGCAGGTAGAGTGTGGCGATTCTTTTACCGGACTGTTCAAGATTGACGGGTCACAGGTTACCGCCTGTGGTGAATTTGAGGTTGCACAGGATGTTCCCGCCGACGTGGTCAGCGCCATTGCTTCGGCATGGGGCAATTCCCACAACGTAACCGAGTTTACCCGCGTATAGGTGTTCAATAACCCAACCCAAGCCCGCCCACGCGGGCTTTTTCATTTAAACCGGCGCCGCCGACAACAGTGCCAACACGCACTTGCGTTCAGCTACCGGCACAGGGTCTAACGTAGCATCTGCGTAGGCGTTCACATCTTGCGCCCATTGGGCCTTCAATGCCGACCATTGTGCCGATTCGTTGCCGGGATACTGCTGAATGGCCGCGCGTAAAGATGCTCGCTGTGCAGGTTGGATCTGAACATCCCGCCCTAAGATACGCAGGCGATAAACCGTAGTCAATACGCCACTATTGACATGCGTATCCCGATCTTCGTTGTAGTCGTTCGCGTAGTCACTGCGATAAAGCATAGGTTTACGTATCATTATACCTCCTCATAGCTAATATCATGCCTTGAACCTACAGTGTCAAAGTATTTGATACGCTCGTTCATGCGTTCCCATCTCCGCTCGCGTTCTGTTGCCTGAACGTTTGCAGGTCCGGTGTCCTTTTTCTTCGTTTGAACCTGTTGAGTTTCCTTCATGGTGTTCCTTTGCCTAAAATAGGCGCAAAACCTTGTAAAATCGTGGTATCCCGTAGGATTAGAGCTACAATCGAGAGAATACCCATGCCGACCAATAGCACCAGCCCCCAGGCTGGAATGCGCTCAATTAGGGTGGGTTTGTCGATTCGGGTAGCCAAAACAGCAATATCTCTTTGTAGATCGCGGATTTCTTCGGTCAGGTCAGATACCTGTGCAGCCAATTGCTTGAGTAGCTCGCCATTCGTAGGATTAGGCGGCATGTTCCCTCCACTTCAAAAATCCTTGTAGAATCGGCGTTGCTACCGTTGGATAGTGGCGCCACATCAGCTCGTGCCCGGCGTAGTCGAGAAAGCCAGGTTCAATCACGACTCCACAGACAGCGGGGATAGACCAGATCCCATCGATATAGGAGAATCCGCGTTCTCCCTCGGTCAGTGCCTGAACACGCCCATCCCCGGTCACCTTCTCCAGCTCCGCTGCTATCGCCTCTGCCGCTAAACGCCCCTTGCTACTGCGTTTATCGTACATGACGAGGCTATACTTCCCGCCCCCTGCATTGCAATGCAGTTGCGCGTATAAACCAGGCTTTGAACCAGCGATATTCTTGACGACACGGTGGCGATAATCGTACTCACCTGACCCCAGGGTGTGTGTGGGGATAAGGTTCAATCGACAAGCTTTTTCCAGCTCGGCTGAATATCCACGTACAATCAAAGCTTCTGTCAGGTTTCCATGAACCGCACCTGGATCGTACTGTTTGCCCTTGTAGCCGTGGCCGGGATCGAGGTAGAAGATCATCTGAACACCGTGTATACATTCCGCATGGAGGCATTATGCTGTTTTTCTTGGCCTGTACAAGCTCCTTTTCCTACCTTCCTCAAATAACTGCGATAGAACAAGCTGAATATCACGATAGCTTTTCCATCGTTACACCCGATAGCCAACCTGTTCAGGATACAGGCGATCCTGTTCAGCACGATAGTCGAGGCGTTCAGGATAGCGAACAGGTTGATAGCCAGCCTACAGATCCCTGCTCTACCCCTGGCTACTGGATCGAGATAGACGCCACCCAAATCCTCACCGACCTGCCCGGCCAGTACGGTGGCACCCTCACCGGCTACGCGGCTGTTTGTGGCCTGTCCTGTGGCGCGTGGTGGGCAACGTGGACGGCCCCGGCCATTGGAGACAGCATAGAGGGATCTGCAAACTGGTACCTCGAACTGCTTGACCCAGGCAGTCCAACGGTTACAGAATGCACGATTGAAACCAACGCTGGAAATGTAACAATCGAGATCGCTTGGTATGGGGAGTAACATCAGAACTCCTCTCCCCACGTAACCGATACAGCCACCTGCGTACTTGCTGCGGTTGAATCGGTGCAACTAATGGTAATGTAGTCACCGGGTCGAAGGTCCATTTCTTGAGTATCAATCTTGAATTGAAACGGTGAATCGCCGCTTTTCATCATGACGGTTCGTTCAGCCGTTCCTCCTGTAACCGTTGTTGTCGTTGTTGACGTTTCAACCGGTGAATAATCAGCAGAGTAGTCAACGAATGTCAAAGCCGCCCCATAAGTAACCGTTGCCCTTGCGCTGCGGTAAACTTTGAACGTCGTCAATGCGGCCGATCCATCGCGTGCAACCGAGAGTTCTTTGATGCAGACAGTGATCCGATTGGTTACACTCCCCGCGTAAGCGGTCGCCTTGTTTCTTATGGTTATAACGTGGTTTTCATTGGTATTATTGAACGTTGGTGACGTTGCAACGCTGTTCACAACCAGGAACGGATCATAATCCCCATCGGTATCCCCTTCCGTTGCGCCCAATGCAGACGGCGTATAAAGCACCATATTCGTATTATTCCCTGTGTTGGCCACCTCGGCCATAAGGGGGAGGGTCGGGTTACGGACCGACACGCTTGCGCTCGTATTCGGGTATTTGATGGCGTGTAATAGGTGCATATCCTCCTCGTTTGGATCGTAGATATAGAACCGAATAAACCCATATCCAAGCCATTGGTAACGAATCTGAAAGATGTTTCCCTTGGTATAATCTGGAGTAAACGAAGGTGCCTCCCCATTCCAGTTTGCAGAGGTTACCCATGTATCCGAACCGTTATTCCTACGTAAAACGCCGAAAGTTGTACCATCGTAACCAAAGAAAAACCCATCGTTACTGTCACCAATCCCAACAATTTGCCGCGTGCTTGCCTTCGGTGTCTCGAAAACGGCTGTAAACCGGACTAACCCACCAATACCCGGCATATAACGAAGCACTCTCCTGGTTTGCAGGCGCATAGCTCCGTTAACGTCGGTGCCTGTAGAGAGTTTGAATCGATTTTCGTTTGAAGAAATCGTCCCGCTGCCTGTTGCGGTAGAAACGTATAAAATTGGATTCGGTGTGGAAGTAAACGGGTAGTCGCCACGCCATCCCGCACGCGGGCGTAACCGAGCAGTCAACGTCTCACCAAAGGCCGTCGTTTGTAACACCTGCATGACGCTCTCCAAATAAGCATTGGTTGTTATTTCGTAGTCAACACCTGCAAAAACGAAGTGCAAATGACGTGTATTCCGATTGAAGTACACCAAAGCTTTGTTGCCTCTGTGTGTGTCTTTGGGTGTACCAACCGTTGGTAGCAAAAGCCCTTGTTCAATCAGATCGGCCATGGTTACACCTCGAAAATGTTATCGCTTGTTGGGAAAATGAGCAGGGTTATCCTGCAATATCCTTGCAAGAACTGCGGTGAAACCTCGCTCACTACGGCTCGGCGGCCATTGTATCCGAGCGTGCCTAACGATGCTTCTCGCCTACCCCAGGTTAGACCTAATGAATTTGTATCTATCGTAACCAGATCGCCGGGGGCAAGCTGGGCTAAACGAATATGCCCATCAAAGGTCAAACGTTCAGGCACCTTCGTGACCAAGGAAGAGACTCGATTATGAACCTCGGTTTTGATCGTCGTTTCGTTCAAGAAAACGAAGGAAGATAGGTCAAAAACCGTTTCATATTCACCTGGAAGTGTTGCTAATCCGTAAAGTGTCTGAACATCTGAACCGCTATAGGACATCACACGAGCAGATCCCGACTCCTTAGACCAATCTGAACAGAATAGTTCATGTTCAAACTCTGGAAAAGTGCCTGCGCTGCTCATGATGTCTGCCTCGGTAATGCCGATACCACTAATTGCCCCGGTCAGGGTACTCGGCAACTGCCAACACCGGCCTGTGATGGCTCCTTGCCGCATCGTAAGGAAAAAGCCGCCACGACCCAGCATATCTTCAAGAAACCCATAACCATCATCTACAGCCTCGTTCTGAAATACCTGCCAATGATAGGTGCTTGACGTACCGCCCGAAGCATTGATAAATCGAGTAAAATCCTCACTATCTACGTATTCTCTCTGAATACCCCATCCCCATGTGGTCGGTAGGGTGTCATATGTTCCGTTGGTGCCTGCGGTGCCTGAACTAACGAGCATACGCTGTGCGATTCGTAAAGGATGATCCTTGATATATGCAACAGAGTATACACCGTCACCAACAACGGCCCCAGTGTCCGTCGTCCCGCCCACACTCGCAGTAGAAGGATCTGAAATCGTAAAAGCCGATCCGCTGGTACCGCTATAAAGCCGGTAGAACGTGCCGCTTGCCCCTTGAACCTGAATGCAGCCATTGATATCGCTGCCCTTCTCGAAATTGCTTACGCTGTTGACTTGGTAGCTTGCAGCTCCAATAAGATGGGCAACGGTGGTGGTGGTATTGTAGCCTACCCCGAAGATTTTCTGAACGCTTGCGCTGGTTGTAAAACGCCCGCGCAGTGCTGACAGGATATCGATCAAGTCAATGCGTATCCCATTTCTACCAGGAAGAATGAAGATGTTTTGAATCTGACCCAAGCCTACGCGCTCAAAGTTATGTCGGTTCATTCCCACAAAACCCATGTACAAACCGATGATTGTTCCACGGGTGATATGTTTGGCTACCAGCGCAAACGCTGCATCGCCTACGACCTCGACCGACCATGCACCCAACGAAGAAGAGGATAAAGATAGCGTTGCACCTTGGAAAGTCGGCTCTAAAACGCCGCAATACTCACAGTTCAGGCTTGGGTGTGAACCTGCGGTGAAATCAGTTCCGGGAGCGGTTCCGATGCCTTCACGCTTGATAAACCAGCCATAAACCTGACCTCCAGCCTCTAAGCTATCCAAGAAAGCAGAACCCCAGGCCATCTAAAACCTCGTCCCGCGTGGGATGTTCAGGCTATTTACGTACCTGTTCAGGTTATACTTATCCCACACCTTGAAGTCACGACCTAATACACTATCCAGAGTATTTTGCATAACTGACTCGGATGTACCTCGTAAATTCAGCACATTAGCACCAACACCAGAACCAAAACCGGTATCTGAATGGCCCGCCGATAAAATGGCCATATCCAACTCTGCTTCAATCTGGAGTGTATAGTGTAGCCGATAGAAGCTGGTTAGTTGCAATGGTTGGCCATTGTAACGATCCAAAATATCTTGAGGTACATACAGAGCAGGATAAAAGTCACGGTGCCTTACCCAATGGGCAAAACCGCTGGTATAAGCATAGGTTAGCCCGGTTGACGCCGTGATGGTGTTCCCCGATACCGAAGAAACTCGGTTACGTTCGTGGTTGAACTCTGGATTAGCCGATTCAATCACGATTTGATCCGCAGCAGCCAGAACTGCCGATGCTTCCCATGCTGAAAATTCGTTCCCATAGGTGGGCAGACTCGTAGCCCCCCTGGCCGTCAGCCCCGTTCGGAAGGCCGCCCAAGCTTTCCCCGATTGCAGCGCAAACCCAAAGGCTCCGCCACGCGATAAATGCGCGTTCAAGTTGTATACTTTCTCATCGAGGTTGTTGGCTGTATTGAATGTTTCAATACTGATCAGGACACGCAACCCACCAGAACCCGGCGTAAACACTGGAGAATTATAAGCCGTCCGCTTCTCGGTACGGTTGCGATAGTAGCCCGTCTCAATCTTCGATACACCCTCGGAAGTATTGCCGGTTCCTACCAGCTTTTCAACGCCTCCGGTGGAAGATGGGTAGTAGTAAAAGGTGAAATCGGTTGCAGCCATCTAAGAAACCCTCACACCACGGGCAGATTGACGGTTGATCTCTCGTGCGAGTTGCTGAACGTCTATATAGACGGGTACCCGCCCAGCTACAGATGCGCCAACCTCGCCGGTATGAACCCGCGAATTTTGTCCACTCGTTTCAGGTTGCCCGCGTTGGGTAATCCGCTCGTCTTTCTCCAGATGGTACCAGCCATCTTCATTGATCCAGCCTCCTGATGCGCGGTTTTTGCCAGACTTGCGCTTGAACAGATTGCCAATGGCCTCGCCTAAGTCCCTTCCAATGTCGAATATCTCCTTAATGGCATCCCACACACCCTTGACCAGAGCCTTCGCTACCTCGATCCAGAGCTTGGGATCTGCCAGTGTATCAATCAGAGAAGCGACCAATAGAGGTATATTTTTCAACAGCGTAGGCACGAAGTCTTGCGCAACCCCAAGAATCAGATCCCCTAACTCACTCCCGATATTGGCTAACCCCTTGGCAAAGCCCATCAATCCTGATTTAAGTTGATCGGCTGTTGAGTTCGACCTATCTGCAAACCCACTCACCGCACCAAACACCGAACCGGCTACCTGACCACCCGGACCGGCAAGGGCAAGCATCGATTCAGCCGAACCGCTACTAAAGGTGGATATGGTGTTCGCGATGCTGCCTAAACGTTCAACCCTGGCCTGTGCATCCGCAACCATTTGATCCCAAGCCGCGTTGAATTCAATCCCCCAAGCATCCATAGCAAGCTGGGTTTCCCCTATGATTTTCGCATTTGTTTCACCAATTAGAGCCAAGGCTGAATTTTGCCACGCTACCAAGGCGTCTAAACTTGGTGAGAATTCAGCAAATTGTTGCTCCATCTCGAAGATGCCTCGCTTGAGAGTATCCCTCATCAAAGCTTCTGCTTCACGAAGTTCCTTTGCTGCATCAGATTCTGCTTTTGCCCGATCTTTCAATGCGCTCGCAGCTTCTCGCTCACGTTGCTCTTTCTCGTCTAAAATCGCCAATGAACGCCGATTGGTAGCCATCGCGTTATCCATGGCCATCTGTTGCTGAACCAGGATCGATTGCTGGCTTTCCATCTCATTGTTAAGCTTGTTTACTTTGCTGCTTGCCTGTTCAGCATCATTAGCCAGTTGAGCCATATATGCCCGATCTTGCCGCGTAGCTGGATCAGCTTTTGCTTTAGATAGGCTCTCTTGAATGGCGGTTGCTGTTTTTTGTGCAGCATCTAACTCTGTTCTTTTTGCAGAAACCAGCTCGCGGCTCAAAGTAAGCTGCTTTTCGTACCCCTCTCGAATTATGCGATCCGACTCCTCTTGTTTGAGCGTCAATTCGTTCGCTTGCCCCGTAGCAAGCCGATAATTATCACTCACCTCTTGTAGCGTATCTGCTATATCTTGATGTGCGCCCTGTGCCTTGGTAGCCAATTCTGCGGCTTTTGCTGCCTTCTCATTGGCTTTATCGAGTTGAGAGGAGTAGTAGTACCACGCACCACCCAGGGCCACAACCGCAGCGCCAATGGGTGCAAGAATGGGCAGCAAACCACCAAAAGCGGCCTTTAGCACGTTTATTGCACTCGCCCCGCCTGCAAACGATTCTGCAATTTGCGGCCCTTGTTGGATCAGGATCAGGAGCGGGTTTTGTCCGCCCGCCAACTGGACACCGATATCTGCTAACTGGGCGCGAAGATTCCTGGCTTGAAACGAAGCATCTTTCAGGCCATCGCCAGTGGGAATGGTTGGTCTCTGATTATTGAGTCGATTAAAACGTTCTTCAAGATCCCGAACGGTTTTTTCAAGCTCTTTTACGCTTGCTTTAGCAGCTTCTACCTCGATTCGTACAACCTCTTCAATCACTGCCATCACGCACCCCCTACGACGTAAACAGGCATTGCCCCATCTGCATGATCCGATTCAGCTCTAACGCCAGCTTCAAGCACTGCAATATCAAAACCGATTGCCCACGGTGGCAAGGTCAATAGTTCATGAGGTAGAACCTTGAATGTCTTAGCGAGTCGGTAGTAAAGCAGCATCGTATCTCCATCATTCGCGAAATCGGGTTAGTGCATCTGCACTTAGACCTCCCTTTTGCGACAATTCAAGGATTTTCGCCTGCAAAAGCTCTTGCGTATCGGTGGATAGATAGCCGATCCAGAGACAGCCCTCGTCTGGATTGTGGTCCGTCTGTTCAGCTACCATCTTGACGGCCTGCTTCTCGCCGCTCGCTTCAACGGCCACCACCCCGGCGCATACAATCGCCTGGGTGTGCTTGATGCGGCTTGCAAGGCGCGCTGGTGTCGATGCAGCCTGTAACCTCGAACTCATCATCTGTAGGCGCATCAGTTCGCGTTCTTCGGGATCTGGAATTCCCTCAATCGCCCGTTGCGCACGCAGGGCTTCGGGGCTGTCAGGCGATATCGCGATCAGTAGCCCGGCACCCTCGACTTTCGATTGTGCCACCAACAACGAATCAACAGCGCGCAAATGCCATGTAACCCCGTTGATTTCAACGGTAGACTTTGCGGATTCTTCTATCGCTTTTAGGAGGTTCATGCTGCTATCCCACTGGATTGGCTATTGGTTACGACAATCGCAATTCCATAATCGGTGCCATCATCCTGACCACGGAATTTGATTGTCTCGGATAGTACGCCCGTGCCTCCAATCGGCACCCCATCATGATCCTCGATGTACGAATTATGCACGGTAAAAAGGATGCTTCTCGTTCCAGATGTGAACGTAATTGCAGCATCCGACTCAGATGAAGCATGATAAGCGATATTCAAGGTATCTGCTTGGTATTCCATCTTGACGGTCAAGGAAACCTCCTTGAAGTCAACGGCTACGGGTTCAAGTGTATACTGGCTTTGAACCGTTGGCCGGCGTGCAAGCTTATTGTCTACAACCAACGTCAGTTCTTGAACAATGCTCGCATATGTACCGCTATTCCAAGTGAAATCGCCACCCTGGAAGAAAAGCACAGGATATGCGCCTAATGTCGGCGCGCTGGACGCTGCCGTAGTCCGTGCGTCCGCAGTACGCCCTATAAACTCAATTTGCGCACGACAAACCTTGTCTCCCGGCTTGAAGGTTATGGTCATTTTGTTGATTTTGCACCCGTTGAATTTCTCGCCACGGGTACCCGCACGTACGACCTCAACGGTTAGCCCCGTTGGTAAAAGCGCGGTTGAAGCCATCTTATACGTATGAGCATAAGGGCCTGCCCCGGTCGTTGACAGCGTACCAAGTGCATGTTTGAGCAGCAACCCGAACGACTCATATTGCAGCTCAACCGTAGCGGTGAAGCTGACCAATTCAGATCCCTCTACATTGGCTTTGTGGACGCCACCGCCCGCTTGATACAACGTTGGACGTGGCACCTTTTCAACCTTGCGCCCATCGCCTGAATAGTCAATCAGTGGTAACGCATTGGTGAGTGTTACTGCTGTTCCATAGGTGCTTTCTTCTCCGAAAGCGATCCAGCTATTGATCCCAGTATAAGGAAGTGCCATTTTATGCCTCCGCTGTCAATTTGACCGAGAAGAACGTAGCAATTTGCCATGTCAATCCCTCGGCTGTGGTAATGGTTGTATAAACTGTGTAATCTGTTGCTGTTACACCGGCTTGGACCCAAATAAGAACCCAATCCTCTGTAACCTTCGATTTGGTGAGGTCAATCCCGGTTGCTGTATAGTTGGTTACCCCGGTGTACATCGTTGCAGTTACGGTTGCTACCTCGTCAAACCGCTTAGAGCCATTCGATGTATTTCCAGCTTGAACAAGGAATTCACCCACATTCAGCATTAGCCAACCTGCATCATTCGGCGCCTTCGCGATTTTGGGCCTTGCAACGGTATCGCCGGGTTGAGGCATGCGCGCCACGACGGTCCACGGCCCTACCGGCCTTCCTGGCCAGATCACCCCCGTCTTCGGTGAGGCTGCTCCAAAGGGCGTATTTGCTGCCGATGCTCCAGAATTGTTCCAATATAACCAAAACACATTCAAAACGCCCGTCGTCAGGCTAACAGCCTGCATTTTGAGCGTACCCGTCTTATTCGTGCGGTTGAAACTGGTTACATCGTAAACAACAAGGGTTCTTCCGTCTGCACTGGTTACCCGAATGTCGTTCCCGCTTGCAAGCGTATTCGTCCAAAAGTTAGATAAATGCTTGTAGTTTGCAAGGTCAATGGTCACGTCATAGCTACCGGTCGCGGTCGTGTTGTTCACCGTGATGGCTATTCGTTCATTCCAACTCGAATCATACCAGCTCATGCAACACCGGCCTGTGTACGTGTGTACACGCTAACAGATAATGGCATAGATGCCATGCTCGCCGCAAGATTAATAAACTCGTCCATCTGTTCAACCTGAATATCCAGATAGTCTACGGATTGTCCACGGATGGCCTCTAAGGATTTTTGGACATCCGCAGCCAACCGAAAAAGCTCTTTTAGCCTTGTAGATTCATCCCTATCGTCGGTTACCTGTGCATAAATCCAGATGGTAAACAACATCGGACGGCCATAACTGTTCAGGGGTGGTGACTGCGCATAGGTGCTTTGTAGAGCGCCGCCATGGATACGAACCGCAGGAAAAACGTGCGGATCTTTCGTTCCGCCGATTTTGACTTGATCGGTGCCTGTCAAGGTGTTCCAATAGCTGGTATTCTGGGCAATCGCCGCTATCGTTGTCTGTAACACCGATAGAACGCGCCACTTCAGAGGTTCGGTCGTTGGAGTAGGCATTATCCGATCTCCTTGAGCAATGCGGCTCCAATCTGTTCAGATAGGTTCTTCGTTGCCTCGTTCAAGGCCGGTCGTAGATAGGGGCGCTTTGGAATAACCACGCGCCGAACAAGGAAATACCAAACTTGGCCATCTTTGACCAGAATCCCATTTCCGTTTTTGGTTCTTCGGAAGGATAAACCTGGGACGTTTCGGGCAGAAGGGTATCTCGAAACGCCCGCAGGTGTAAGTGCTGGCCCGTGAGGAATCGTCAAATACTGGCCTTTCTTCGGCGTTATCGTCGCACCATACTCATGAACGCCGGCATACGGAACCTCACCAAGCCCACCGCTACCACCTGCACTTGCTACAACCTCGAACCCGCCTTGCGTATCTCGTACAAAACCGGCAATGCTATTGCGTAAACGCCCGGTACGAACGTGCAAAACCGTTGTAGCATTGACTTTCGCCTTGGCTTCGGTGTCAAGTGCTGAACGGACAAGCACAGGCTTTATGATCCGTTCAAGCCCGCCTGAACCGAGTTCATCTAACCGCTTGGCAAAGCCCTTAAGATCCAAGGTATTTCCGAGGTAGCACAAAGCTATCCAGCATGGTTTTGACACGGGGGGAGAGGTTACGCTCGTCAATCAGTCCGATATTGACACCGCCCTCATTTATAGAGGTTCTACCGTTGGTTTGTGGAGCATCCCAAAGCTCCTTGACCATCTCGATAATGGCAACTTTCAGGCTTGCAGGTGCGGTACTGTAGCCTGCGGTAAATACCACCCGGATTGCATCTTCGGTGGTTGACCAAGCCCCATGAGTAGCCGTTGACTTCAGGCGAAGGACACGGCCCTCTTTGATGAGGCTGTAATCATTGCTTGAAACAAGGTAACTGCTACTGGTGAAGTCCAGTGTAGGATCGTCGTAAACACTGGTAATCGTTGTAGCAGGCCAAACATCCAGAAACAGATCCCTATCTCCGCCACCGGTGTAGTAACGGGTGTACGCCGTTGCACCCATGGACGCAACTGTTCCCGCACTCGCTACCGGGTAGCCGCAGTACGCCGCAATCACACCCTCTACCTGACCTATCAGGGTGCCCAGGTCGGTGTCCATGGTCGTCCCCGTTAGGTCTGGCAGGTATTTCTTCGCTTCACTCGCAGTTATTAGAGCCACAAAGCACCGGATTTAGGATTGCACGGTTAGAGTAGGTAGGGATCTGAATGCAGATGGGGGAATGGTTACACTCCCCCTTATCGTTACTTCGCAAGCTTGTAGCTGTATTCCACAGCTTTTTCCGTTCCGCCAATCGCCTTGAAACAGAACCGGCGGGTCACCACAACGTGGTTGATTCCCCGCGTTCCATCACGAACAATCTCGGTACGGTTACCCCGGCGCTCAAACACCTTGAAGCGGCTGGTTTGGACGTGTAACATCCCGGTATAATCCAGGGTCACATTATCGAAAAGACCAGAGGCATTGAGGTCAGGAGTCATAAACTCGCTCAAGTAGATTGGCTCACCTGCGATAAATGCAATCGGTTGCATACGGCCAGGAGGCGCAATCACCGCAGCCAAGTCACCCATCTTATCTACCGTTGCAACCTGATCATATTGCACGATCTTGGCCAGGAAGTGTTCTGGAGATACGATACACGCCAATTGCTGCATATTGGAGCATGGAGCCTTCAAAGTGGCCCGACCTGCAAGGAAGCCTGCATAGGTTTGGGTGGCACTTCGATCCGTAGCGTTGCTGATATCTACCGCGTGGGCGCGAAGTCCCATCTGTGAACGCCGATGGTCCGATGAACCACCCAATCCAGAGGCACCCCACAAACTACGAGTATTCCAGCTTGCAATAGTATCTTGATGCGTTGCTGTGGTATCGCCATTGATCAAGGCATCTTCAGATCCGTCCAGCATGCTCATTACCAACTCTTGAGACAAGAGAGGCAACATGTCAAATAACGCATCTTCCTGTGCTTCATCCGAGATAATGGTCCGAACGGCCATTGTCACTTGATCAATGGTGCGGTCGGTCGTACTGATAGACGAAGCGGTGAACATGGCCGGATCATCTGTAGTAATTACGCCACTGATATAGGGGCGCGCACCACCAGAGAGATAGGGAAGCTTCACGGTTTGGGTAGATACCGGGATATGTTGAAACAGGCTTTCAACGCGCAATTCTTGGCGAAGTTGCTTCTCAAACATCGGCAGGGTGATATCGGGAATCCACTCTGCACCGGAGGTTGAAACGTCAGAAAACACACGTTGAACAAAGGAAGGGCCGGTTTTGAGCAGATGCAAGAGACGAGCGCGGGCGCGCTTAGGAACAACGCGAACACCGGGACGGCTCATGATCTGCGTCAAAAGCGAATAGTCATTGACAGCACGTAAAACGTCTGCGTGCCATTCGTTATAAGGATTTCCTACTGTTCCATCTGCCTTTTCAGGCATATCGAACAAGCCGGGCATCCATCCGTTTGCTTCGTCGTATTTTCCAACAAACTGGATTTGGTTACCATGGACAAATTGTTTCAGGGCCAAACTATCGGAATCGTGAGAATCCAGGGGTGCCCGTTGCAATTCGCTAAGGGCTTGCTGCGCTTTCGTCAAATCGGAAGAAAGCTCACTGATTTTCGACTCAAGCGCCCCGTTGCGCTTACGGAGGTCTTTGGCCGCATCAACAATTTGACGGATAGCCTTGATTGCGCCGTCCTTTGTCTGGAGATCGGCCTCCTTCACTTCTAAATCGATTTCTTCATTGAAAGGCATAGTAGCTCCTTATTCTTTGTTGACGATAAAGAGATCGTTGCGGCAAGAATCTGAGGCGCTTGCGGCGCTCCACGTACCCTTGACGGAAATTACATTGGAAGCAGTGGTATCGATGGAGGTTGAACCGAGATAAACGATAGCTGGTGTAGCGGTTCCGCTTGCACCGAGACCGACCGTTCCAGTCACAACATAGGTTCCACTTGCACCGGAAGTGCGGAGTGTAACTTTTGCGGTAATGTGCCAGATATCGTTGTTTGCTACGTCAACCGCAGCACTGGATACAATGGCGGTTGAACCAATGTAAAGCTTGACGGTCAGTGTGTCGTTTGCATTTGTTGAGGTACAGATACCCTGTGCCGTAATTGATAGCACGTCCTCAGCGGTATTGAGCGTATCTGCTGGCATTGTATACGAGATCAGGGCAGTCTCGGCAACGCTATTGGTTAGCGCTGTTCCGGCGGCTGTCTGGACGTAGAGAGGTTTTGGTGGTTGATAGGTACGATTGACAGGCATTACTTCTCCCAAAAATCAGGGGTTTGTTGTTCAGAGGGAGAGTCCCAAAAACCCTTTTCTACATCAACAGGCTTTTCGTCTGTTTCAATGCCGTTTAGGGCTAAATGCGCTCTCAACTCATCGAGAAAGGTTGGATTAGACACAATTTGTTTAGCAATGGTCGCAGCGTCAAAACTCGCTGCACTCCGTTGTCCAAGGGCTTCTGGATTGGCTGGAATGGTTACAGCGGAAATCTCTTTCAGTTTGGACTTGCGGAAGATTGTACCTCGCTCCGAGTAAAGAGGGTCGGCTTTGTCCAGTTGATACCGGCGTTGCCAGTCCAGCGGGGAAAACCCAACCGATACGGCATTCAGGAACCCACGGCGATATTTTCCAGCGATATCTGCCGCTTTTGGGTCGTCCATGTCGAACTGAATCCAGACCTGAAGCACGGGCTGGCTAAAGCCTTCCGCAGGTTCTACGGCTACTTTCACGGCCTTGCCAATGGGCGGGCTAAAATAGTCATGCCCCCACGGGATCACCGGGTTCGTCTCAAAGTCGGATAAATCCCAGTTCTGAATGATAATATCCCCGTAGCTGTCCTCTTTGGGTGTCGAGGCAATAAAGCGCATGGGCTTTTTAGGATCGTCCTCGTCGTTTCCTTTCGCTCGATAGCAGATTTTTTGGATTAGTTCCATCTTATTCCTCTGGCAACACGGGGATAGTTGTGCAACGGCAATTCACGACAAGGGCGGCTTTGGTAAAGCCACCCGGATAAAGAGCGGATTGACCGGCGTATTTGCCGAATGGGACCACAAACGCTTCACCGATGGCCCTTTCTTGCCCGTCAAGCGCAAGATGAGCGTCGCGAACGTGAGAATCCCGCGATGAAAGCCACTGTTGTTTGAATGTTACACCAGTATTCAAGGCTTGTTGGTAGGCGTCACTTGTGCCGGCTGACAATGCGCGGGTGGTCTCGGTACGCGCAACGGCTAACGCCCTCGATGCCCCAAATTGAGGCATCGCCATGATCTTCGCCTGTAATTGCGCAATGGTAGCACCTTCGTCAAGGCCAGTCTGGATCGTAGCCTTTACGGCGTCCTTGGTAGTCTGCTGAACAGCGGTTATCAGGCTACCAATCAGCATTTCAGCCGATGTGTTACGACGAACAGGTTCGTAGGCGAAGGACAAGCCCATCTGACGGCGGGTATCCGTAAAACCGGCCTGTAACGTGCCACGAATCACATCCTCAAGAGCAGCCTTTAGCGCGGCATCTTCTTCAGCGGGAAGCAGGATCTGAATCAGATCCCCTAACCAGTCTCGCTGAACAAATTGGCGCTGCACAAGCTCACCGACGGCCCGGCCATTCAGCAAATCCTCTGTAAACCGCCCTACAATGCGCCCGGCTTGGCTGGCGAGGTATTGGGCCATGGCACGCTGAAGCTTGCGCTCCTGTGGCGCGTGAACGCGTTCCTGCCAGTCTTTCCAGAGTCGTGCGCGCTCGTCGGACTCGACTGGGGGAGCGGACCGAAAGAACGACTCCAGACTCATCGACTCGTCAGGCGTTTCCTTCGGTGTTTCCTCTGTTACTTCCTCTTCATCCTCAACCGGCGCATCATGGAAGCCCTCATAGGAAGCTGCCGATGCAGCGCCCGATCCCAACATAACCCATGTAGCAACTCGATCTAAACGCGATGTACGACTCTCCTGCAATGCAGGCACTTCGCTAAAATCGTGGTAGATACCGATGTTACGCTCAAAACGCTCTGCAACCCGCGTGTAGCCATAGTCAATAAGTGCTGCTAAACTCTGGAGATTTCGCCAATAGATGAGGTCTTGCTGTTGCGACGTAGCATAATTGGCGGTTGGAAGCCCTACCCGTGTAGGTGGTACTCCGAACGCTGCTAAAATCGATTCCCGCGTAAACAGCCTTGCTTCTTGAAACTCCATATCTCGTGCGTTGTACGTAGGAAACTCGATATTTGCCTCATCGGATAGCACGATAGCAGGTGCTCCTTCGTTCAGTAGCCGAGCATAAGCTTGAGCGATTCCCTTTCTTGAATCTGGATCGCCCCATTGCGCGCCGTTCTTTGGGGAGATAACGGCGGGAGGGCGGCCCTGCTTGGCTTGCGTAGCAACGAGCTTAGAAGCGGCTCTATCGGCGTTCAGGTCATGGTGAAGTGCCCGGATAAGCCCCTCGCCAAGTAGCCCCTGTGGGCCATCTTGCCAGCTTGTAAGCCGGATATGTACGACATCTTCAGCAAGATAACGGTCGGTCCCATCGTACCCGTAGGCAATCGGTCCGCCAAACTTCCCAGGTTCAACCGTTGTTACGTTCGGATGGAGCAGAGGTAGCGATTGGGGTTTCTTGCCACCGATCATCAAATAGTAGGCATTGCCACTAAGCAAAAGGTAAAGAATGACCTGCTTTTCCCACTCACACCTTGACTGCCAGCTTGTCGGCCTGTTCAGGAGGTCAAGCGCCGGGTGTCTATCCATTCGTTCAGCATTCTTGCCTGTGCCTTGCTTGGCTATCAGGTTCAAGCCTGCTAAATCGGATGTGATAGCGTCAACACACGCACGCACCCATGGGAAGCCTGCAAATGCCGATAACGCCGTTTCTACATCGTATTCAGGCGATTGTGGCGAAGGATAGGCATAGGAGGCACCAGCGTCAAATTGCTCCTCTGGCGTTCCAATGGTCCTGAACCACTGGACAGTGCGTGACCACCAGGATGTTTGCGCGGGAAGTGCCACACCCTACCGATACGTGCTATTTTGAATAGAGGCAATGCGACAAGCCGAATAACGTGGTACATTGTACCACAGGAGATTATTCGTATGGCGAAAGACAACACCGTAAAAGTCAGGTTAGACCATAGTATGCTTGTAGCAATACAGGCAAAAGCATCAAAAAGGGAAACCAATCTCTCTGCCGAAACTCGCCGCTTGATTCGGTTAGGGCTGAAAAACGATAGGAGCGACAAATGAAACTCGGTCAAGAGGTCTACAGGGTTCAATCGGAATCCCAAGCCAGCGTCAAATACTCTATAGAAAAGCTGGTTGTTAGCAAGGTTATCACGGTTGAAACGAAATCTGAATCATGTTGTACCTATTATGACGAGACAGGAAACGAAATAGGCAAGGATGTACATGAGGATTTTTCAACCGTCATGAGCATTTTGAAAGATTACCTTATGCCCACGGTGTAAAATGCTTGCTTTGATCCTTATCCTCATGCCAACGCCAAGATCGACCAATCTGCACGGGACCGACGGAGGGAAAAGCAAGTATGCGCCTCCTCCACTGCCCCCAAATACCCCAAGGAAGGCTAAGCCGTCGTAGCGGATGGCGGTTTCCTACCAAGCATCTCAATCGCTAAATACCCCATTGCATCTACCTGATCTTTGATCGCGCCCTTGGGAAAGCTCGCGTGTTCACGTACCAGCTCACACGCCCAATCTTCGCCGGGTAGACTGTGCAGGTCGGCGTGGTGGTGAAACTCGGAATTGCCGCATCGACAAGGCAAAACGATGTTTGACGACCTTACGTAGGGTTGCCACGCACGCGCGCGGGTTTCTTTGTCTCCCTTCGGTTCTACCAGTACAATGCCTGGTATTTTGGAGCGAAGCAGCTCGTAAACAGCTTTGGCGGATGCCCGATTTTCCATCCACCACCCGTAGGCCCTGGGCCATCTGGAACGAGCGGCTGTCATTTGGGCCATCAGTTCGGGTGTATCCATGCGCCCCCTGACAACGCCCTGAAGATACAGAATGCCCTTATGCAAGCCTCCGAATACACCAGCGTGGAAGGCTCCATTCTCGTTCTTTCCGAAGGCCAGATCCCAGCCTGCGCCCTCCCTATCGTAGCTGGCGGGGAATGCCGTTCGATCCTGCCACGTCCAGTAAACGGCGTTGAAGATGCCCCCGCTCGCAGGCACCGGTGCCTGCTCAAGTTGAGCACCGGCCTGATCACCTAATGCGTTGACCCAATGTTCAACCGGGATGGGGTGCCAATCTGGAGTAGACAGCAATTCACCTTGTTCTATGCGCCAATCCAACGGATCGGCCCTTCTTGGATCGAAGTGCATAGGCAATACAAGGCTGTTTGCACCTCGCTTTATCAGCTCCGCAGCAATGTCCAGGTCATGAAGCCGTTGCATAATGACGAGCTTTTTCTTTGGGCCTCCGGCGTTGAACCTGGATGACCACGCGATATCGTGGATCGACACCACATCGCGCATACGCTCGGCTATGGAGTCAACCGAGCCTTGAACGGCCTCTTTTGCGTCGTATGGGTCGTCAATCAGCATGTAGTCACAACCCTGGCCAGTAATGCGCGCACCAACGGATAGACATTGACGGCTTCCATGCTGGGTATTCTGAAAGTTTTCCCTACTCGCCATCTCCTTCGATAGTCCGAAAGTAGGGATCTGAAATGCCATATGTGCGCGTTCTACAAGCTCTTTGTAGGGTTCTGACTGGATGACCTGCCGCATACGCAGGCTATCCCGACCTCCGAGGGTATCAGAATTGGTGATGCTCAAAAACTGTGCCCCTGGGTTGCGTAACCATAGGAACGCAGGAAAAAACACGTTGACAAGGTAGCTTTTCATGTGCCGTGGTGGCACACAGATAACGCCGGTCGTACCTTGCGGAGCATCCATAAACCGATGTAGAAACGTACAAATCGCGTCACAGTGCTTGCCCCATAGCAGGGGCCTTCCCGGTTCCACCTCGTTCCAAACGACAGAAACGAAAGCACGCATCGAGGTAAGCGCACGTCGAATCTGTCTTTCTTTCAAGGCATCGAATAGCTCTTGCTTAGACACGTTTCAACCGCTCAATTTCAGCCTCAAGCTGCTCATCGGTCAAGGTACGCAAGTCTTTTCGTTCAACCTGCTTTTCTTCCTTCGGCTCTAACACCTTCGCCAGGCCGATAGCAGCGTTTACCTGAATCTTGTAGCCTACCCGCTCTCTTAGCGGCTTTCCATGCCTATCTTTTACGATATTGCCCTGTGGATCGAGTACGGGATTGCCAATGCCTTGTGCAAGCTCCATAAGTTTCGTAAGCGCGACATGCCCGGCGTTCTTCGTCAATTCCCGCGTATGTTCAAGCACCTCTTGACGACGCCTTTCGCATTCTGCTTTCCATTCGGGCGTTTTGGTCCATTGTACAAGGGTTTTACGGTCAACCCCTAAGCCTTCACTGATATCCTGTATAGCTGTACCACCAAGATACATGGTAAGAGCATGGATCTGCTGACTTGTAAGCTCCTTTTCTTCGTCTCGCTCTTTACCCGCCATCAATCACCCATTCTTAGCATATACGCTTATTCAGGGGTTGGCAAGGGTGTATCAAGTTTCGCTCCACAGAAGGGGCAAAAACGTACACCAGGATAAACATCCATCCCCTCAAACCAGATTGTCCATGTACCATCTTCGTTTTGGGCGAAGCCATCGCATGAGTTGGGATCGACCTCTTTCTTGAGCATCTCACAACAAAACGTCATTTCAAGCTCACGTATCGTCCCTTGAATTGCATCTTCGCTGACACCCGAAACATCGACTACATAAATATGCATGGTTACACTGTGTTTATCACTCATTTCAACCTCCCAACCTTCGTTATCTCACCTTGAACGCTAACAATCGCAGAACCCTCTACCCATGTAACGATAACCTCGCCTTGAACGTTGATATCTTGACTGCGCAGGTCGGCAGCAAGGTTCAACGCGGCTGAAACAATGTTATCGGTTACGTAGTCTTTGCGGTAGGTTACCTGATTATGCAGGTAGTTAGCGGTGTATTTGGTTTTCATCGTAGTTCTTGCCCCATCTGTGTTAGCTCGTCTGCTATCAATTTGCGTTCTGCATCATCTTCGGCTTTGTACGCCTTCAATGCCTCTTCATCGATGAAACATGGTAAAACACCTTGTTCTATCAGCATCAATACGTAATCGCGCTGAACGTTCAGGTAGTCGGCGGCTTGCTGTAAAGTCATTGTTGTACTCCGATGAAATCTTTACACAGGTTGATATACATGGTTCTAAGCGCATAAATGCTATTCTCACCCAACAAAATATCTTCAACGCCGGGAAGCTCAAACTCCATCCTATCATTTAGATTTCGGCGGATAGAACGAACGCTTTCGGCGCACGCGTCTCTCACGTTGCATAGGGTTAGCATTCGTGCGCCTTTGACGAGTCCTTTCCAGTATTCAAGGCGTTGTTTAGGTTGTAACCTCATAAAATCATCTGCGGATAGTGGGTATTCGATCCTATGTTGGTATGTTCCCGTGTGGTATGGTCTGTTCATGTCTGCCAACATTTCCCGAACAACGTCGTCCATGGTTTTCATGATCCCTCCATGGTTTTCATTATAGCACCTCGTTTATTACTTGCTTTGGTGAATCGAGCGGCCTAAGTGGATCAATCCTCATTATCGAGCCATCTTCGCAAAAATAATTATTTAGTGTGTTTATATCTTCCATTTTCCCCTGCTCGGAAAATGCAAACTCGAACAGTGTTCTTTTCATGGAAGATATACGGGTTTGTTTATCCGCTATCTCTGTGATTAGTTTAGATAAATGGTTTTTTAGGCTTTGGATGTACCTTTCAAGCATGATTCTGTCTTGACCCCATGGTGTCGGTAAACGACAATGCAAAATATTCTCGTTTTTGATGATGCAATCTATCGTATCGTGCCTATCCTGTGTCAATAATGATAAATCCGCCATTGCAATCAGGTATAATTTGAAAAGAGCATTGAATTCGTTTCTTGTCATTGTAGCACCTCGTTTATCTTCACCAACGCTTTACGATGGCGTTCGGGGTCAATCTCCGCACCGATGTACCGGCGCGGTAGTTTGTCAGGATTTGCCTGGTTTTCCATGGCTACGGAGATAGCGACGGAGCCAAGGCCGGCGTATGGGTCAAATATCAGATCCCCTGGTTCTGTCCATGCACGTATCCAACCGCGCATCCATTCAACGGGCTTGAAGCTGTGTTCATCGGGTACCGAGGAGTATCCGTTCAGCACAACCTCGTTGCATCTGCCGGTTGCGCCCTTGGTGAACAAAGCAACCGGTTCCGTTTGCCCTCTCCAATGGTAGCCAACGCTGACCATGCCTGTTTTTAGCCACGCGCCGCCACTTTTCACACTTCCCCACCTCGGGCCTGCCCATTGGGAAGCGGACTTATACCCACCGTAAACCAAGCTTGCATCGGCCCATTCTGCCTCTTTCGGCCATGTGTACCAGACGGCCAACCTGCTATTTTGCGCAGCACAATCGTAGCTGCGGTCCAAGTGGGAAACGATATCGGAATCCGGTAAACCATGGTAGATGCCGTTTTCTTCGGGGTTGGCTCCGCCCGGATTGTTCGCATACTGCCCCGGCGGATCTGCAATGACCAACCTTGCCCCCCGTACCTCGTTCAGCAAATCTTCCACGTTGCAACAACGTAAATCAATGGCTTCGGGTACGGGTGCGTAACGTGGTTTCAGGTTGGGGAATAGTTGAGCAAGCGTCATTAGTCACCCTATGCGTTTACGACTGAAAGAATAAAATCCAACATCATCTGACATGCTTGTTTCTTTGCGTCTTCCATGGTTTTTGGGCCATTAAACTCAAAGACGGTATGCTTTTTTCCTCGGTAGTGTAAATATGCAAAAACAACATAGCCATAAATTGAGTGCGGAGGCCCCAAAACATCGATGTGCAGTACCGGAGACAGCCATAAGACGGCTTTTTTTTGCCCATCGTGATTCCATTTTTGTCGCATCCATCCCTCCATTTCTAATAAATCGTCTTCCATTTAATTGGTGCTTGTTCGGCATTCATGATTTCACCACGTATTTCCTTCTTTGTTCCCACCTTTCTGGATTTTGCACCTTCCATCAAAGTAACGCTTACAATCCTTTTCTTGTAGGTTGTACAACTCTTTTGCGAGTGCATAGAGATGATTGGTCCAACCCTGTAAAACTTGCTGGTACAAGCCTGCTAAGGGTTGAGGCATAGCGGAATGGCTGAAAATAGGCATTATTCCTCCTCCAGTGCTTGCATCGCGACCCTCGCCTCTAACAGTTTCCGAAACAACGCAAGGGCATAATCCCGGTCCAATGCCGACATGCCCCCACAAAGGGCGTCAAAGATGGCCTTTTCATCCGGGTTCAAATGTTCAGCCGATCCGGGGATCGACCGGTATTCGGTCGGATTGCGCCGGATTGCAGCCCAAAACTCTGGGAACAGGTCCAGCGCTTTCCACAGGTTGTCTATGGTAACCTCTTGCCTCCAATGGTCCGGCGTCCTTTTGTTGGGATCTACATGGTATATGGCATAATACACTATATAGCTGCGTTTGAAGCAACGGATATAGAGGGTGTACCCATCATCTCCCAGCGGATGCCATGACCACCAGAGTACGATCACACTGTCTGAAATGTTCACCTCGATCTTGGCGGGAGGAATACATACGTCTGCTATACGGCTGATAAGCGCCCCCAATGGACGAGGCAGGTTCATATTTATGGGGATAGATGTCATTTTCCCTCCGCTGCCCGCATGGCGGCGCGGGCCGTATCAGATAAATCATCAATAGCTACGCCGTTTATAATGGTTTCCCAGGAAACAACATCGCCTTGTCTATAGAGCGATACAATGATATTCCTGTGCTTGTGGCTCCAATAAGCGCCAGCCCACTCCCAATCGGGTGATGGTGGTTCCCCCTTTCCCTGCTCATTCAATAACGTTTGTTCAAGCTCTGCTTTATCAATCTTCGCTTCCCCGATACGCGCAATCAGTGGCCTTACGATGATGCTGAATTTGTCACTGCTACCGATAGAATAATGGTAGAAAGCGATTTCTTCAGGTTTTAGCACATCTGCAACCTCTTTCGAGAGGTGATCGGATTTCGTGAACTTACCGAATAGGGTTTGTTCAAGCTCGTGAATCCGGCCAATCAGCCTATCAAGACCCTGCTGTACGGTAACTGAACTCAAAACAACCTCCTTTGTTTGCTCTGTGGAACTTGGATGTTTGGCGGGAAAGAAACATGGAAGAACGTCAATAAACCGAGAAATAACCGCATATGGTCTTTTTCTCCAGATACGCGCAAGAGCACGTTTCGATTTTGCCAGCAATTAAAGGTATATTCCCGTGGGTTCGTTTGCCCCTGGTTTATCTCTATGTGGGGGTCAAAAAGTTCAGGTGCATCGTCCAAAAAAGGCATGGCTGGCGGGTATGGCAATTCAATACTAACGCTTCTAAGAGCTTCTATGAAATCCCCGGCATCGCAAGCCCGTTCAATCGTGATTGAGTTGAGGGGTTCTCTCGGATCATTAGGGGTATAAACAAACCTGAAAACATCGCCTTGATCGTTTACAGTTGCTATAATGTGTGTATTGAACCACAGTATAAGCGTTTCTTTGTCTCTTCTTTCCCAGTTCAAAATAACCTCCCTTGTTTGCCGATGGTGTTCACCGGCGGTTTGTTGAGGGTCGCAACCCCAACGTCACGGCTATAGGTAAAGGTCAGCTTGTAGCCTGTTTTTGACCTCGCAGCGTGGGCAGCATTGATAAAATGGTTTTCGATTCCCTTGTATAGTGGGCGTTTGATGATGATATATGCGAGTTTCATGTTTTATACTCTGCCATGAACATCCAGAACTCCGGGATGTTCATGGCTTTAGCTATCGTCTCTGCATGTTGAGTTAGTTCTACCTTGCGGAAGATCGTTTCACTCACCGGTTCACATGTTCCGGTGAAGGTCACCACGGGCGGCGCACCATCGTCTGGGTGGCAAATGCGCAGGTCTATATTGATATAACCATGGTTATTGAGCTTCCATTCAAGCTGGTAGATGTCGAATGTATCGTTGTGCAATGTCTCGATCTTGGATGGGGGTTGGTAGCCTTGGAGGATAGGGATCTGTTGTTGAATAAATAACCATGCGTGGGGGTTCATTTTCCTTCCTCCCCCGGCCACGGCGCTTGTGTTTGGATTTGCTTCGGTAGAAGCTCTGCTTCCAACGCATCTAACCCCAACATAACTGCATGTTTGAACAGGTTAGCTAAGCCAATACGGCCACCGGCAAACCCATGCTTGGCAAGCCATAGAGGCAAGAGTTTTGCCGCTCGTTCCACGAGTTCTTGAGGTATGCGGATGGGGTAACCGTCCTTTGCATCCATGATTTTCAGTAATGGTTTCATTTGTTCACCGATAGATTGAGCGCATGGAGAAGCGCGCTTGCAAGCTCCTCGTTGCGCTGGTTTTGTAGTTGTAGGGCATTCTTGGCGAGTACCTGTCTTTGCAGATCCTCCGTTGCCCTATCGTAGTTGGCTTGCAGTTGTTCAACCTCGGTTTTATCGACAAGGTTGGCTTCAATGGCGTTGATGATGGCTTTCAGGTCTGGGCCTGCATGTGCAGGAGAGGTCAATATGCCTTTGCGTATCTGTACTAATGCCTCGATAATCTCTTGTTTGCTCATGTTCCACTCGCCAATACAGTACCCGTTAAGTAAAACAATGGCGACGCCGATGGATTCGCAACAATGCCGGTCCCTGGCTCAAAATAGAACGGGTTGCCTCGGTCAGATGGCCAGAGCCGATAGTGCGCCCCGAATCGGATGTCGCTTTCTACCGGTTCATAGCCAAGAACTACGGTTCTGTCATCTTGGATCTGGTACAAACGATGGGTGTAGGTGCTCATATCCCCTCCGGCGCATTGCAAGGGGAAGCGGCGACCTGGAGCGTTTTGACCTCTCGAACGGTTACCCGCTTCCAATCGTCCTTCAGACCAACATAGAGCGTGATGATTTCTTCACTGCCAAGGATATCCTCAAGCTCGTTACAGACATATTTTTTGGCTGCCTCGGTGTGCGATTCAGACTCTACGGTTGCGACGGTATCTCCGTCTTTATCGTAGACTGTATATTTGTTCATGGTTTTCTCCACTTATTGACTTCAGTTACAGCTACCCATACCCAGAAACACAATGCGAAAGCTGCCGAACACAATGCACCCCATACCAGGGCATCCTTGAGGATTGCCTGAACTGTTGAATAGACATCCCCTGAATAGGGTGTCAGCACAATGCTCACAACACCAGAAATAAATGCAAACGGCCCGAATGCCATGAACGCATAAGCCGGGATTGTAAGCATGGTATGACGAAGTGCTAAAAGATAAAGTTTCATAATGCCACCGTCCCGATCTTCCGGCGTGGCCGGGCAATGTGGACGCTACAATTGAAGTGTTTACGAAGCAGATGGATAGCTTCTTCCAAGGTAAACCGGTCACAGGTCAGCTTGACCTGAACCGGGTTTCCGTAGGTTACCTCCACATCGGCCACGTCTATCGGCTCCAATGCCGAGGCTACCTGAACAGCGATGTCAGGTATAGAATGTGTGTGCAGGTGTAAGGTATGGTTCATATGGGTAAATCCTCATCATCCTCATCTTCTGGACGTTCTTTGTATGTTACCTCTATTTCTCGCGTAGGCCGCCACGCCCGCAGATGGCTCATGACGTGTTCTTCTGTTAGAACCTTGAAATTATAGTAAGCTGGTCCACCAAGTGGTGGAAGCTCTATTTGTTCAGGTTGTGCCGGTGCATGCAGTTTGCACGTGCGATCCGGGTATTCTGCAATTCCCTCGCTTTCTTCCAATGCTGGGATGGTACATTTGAGAATACCAGGAATATATTCCTCAAAGTATCCATAGATATCAGAATGTCCCATCAAAGAGATTTTGCCCCAACAGGGAAATACAGATTTGGGTGCATGTGTAACAATGGGCATGGTGCCTCCTTATAAAATCTTGACCCATTTGGTGAAATAGGCCGAAATCTCTGACATTTTACCCTCTTGATCTTCGCCTTCCGGGTCAATCGTCAACTCGAAGTCACCTGTGCTAACGTTCAGCATGTTAGCCAAGCTTTCAAGCTGTAGATTTAGGGTTTGGGTTTGGGTCATCTCAACCTCACTTACGTTTGATGCTTTGAACCTCTAAAAAACACATAGCGTTACAGCCAAAGTGGCTGGATAGCATTGTTGTAATGCTGATTACAGTCAACATGTCCACGCGTGTCAACACCCGAACCACTTCGGATAGGACAATCAAGAAGTCTTTTGGGTTCAACTTGAATTCTTGAAGACACGCTTGAATCTGTGCCTCCACATCGGGCGTTGGTGGGACTTCCAATAATATGATTTTAGACGGGGTCATCTCAACCTCTGTACCTATTGTAGTTCGCCAGCCACAAGGCGTCAATGATATTTATCAACCAACTTTATCTGATAGTATGTGAGCGTTTGTTCAGTGTTGCAATGGGTTGACGACAGAGCTACAATAAGAATTATGATTCGCCTGTATGACGATAAGAAGGGACTAACGCCAGAAAGGCTTAGAGCGATTGAACTAATGCTTTCTGGATGGAGCGGAAAACAGATTGCAAAAGAATTGCACGTAGACCCGGCGACCGTGTGTCGTTGGAAGAAAAGCAAGGTAGTACAAGACATTCTCCATGATCATCTTGTAGGGCAGATAGCTGCGGTAGACCGAAAGATAAAAGAATCGGCATTGGTAGCTATTGAATACCTTCGCGCTGTTATTGAAGGCCCCATGACTCCAACGGGCGAACGTGTCCACGCGGCTATACAACTGCTCAAGCTGGTGCAGGTGGACCAGGATGAACTGGCGAAACTACGCGCTGAAAACGCGGAGATTCGGGATAAGCTGGAGAAGCTGGCGGTTAGACAGGACTTGAAGGCCATTCGGAACGGTGGCTAATCAGATCCCTTACCACCGCCATAGGTAGCGACTACCGATTCGCCCAGTTTAGTCCTTACGATAATCCCATCCTTGTATGCCCAGACCTTCCAGCGGATCAGCATCAATATCTGCTTTGCAGGCAGCTTATCCTCCGATGGGTCGTTCCAACGGCAAAGCGCGCGCACGTCAGCAGGCAACGATTTGAGCCGTAGCCGTTCCCGTGTTTCGCGCAATTGCCGGATATCGCTCTCTATTTTCTCCTTCTTCGCCTTCAGGTTGGCGATCTGGAGATTGAGGTTTCCTATCGTGCCCATGTCCACTCCCCGTAAAAGCCGCATTTGTCGGCTATATTCTCGGCGTGGTAGATTGTTATCCACTCTCCGCCGAGATTGTCAAACGACCACCCCCGTTCCACGGCGATGTCGAAAATGGATGGTTCGCCATCCGCCAACGATGAAAAACCATCCTGGTTGTAGTCCCAGAAATCGGCTATCGATTCAAGCTTCCCCTCTTGGATAATCTCAAGAAACGCATCCAAGAACCGCGATAGCGATGGGAATCCTTCTCGATGCGAGACGTTCAACGTGGTGAATCTCTGATTTTCGGCATAACCATACACGAAACATACTTGCTTTATCATTGTTCAACCTCCTTTTACCGGTGTAGACGATTCATGACACTCCCCCTTCCAGTACACGCACCGCTTTGAGAAGATGAGGAGCGAAGGTGTATATCCTAAAGTCTGGCAGATAACGCCTTCGGGTAGGCTTTCGCAGGTAGCGTTAGGGTCGTTGAAACCCAAGGCGGAAAGGAGAGTTTTATCGTATGAGTGCATTGTTTTCAGATCCTCTTGTTCTGGTGGTTGACGGACGGCAGGTTCCCCAAAACGGTTCTACCTGCCTTTTATCGTAAAAAGTTACAATCTGTAACCGCTCTGTAACCGACATTCGTGATGTACAAACAGCGATAAGCCCAAGAGTTACAAGTTACAGAAAAAATCGCATACTCACAGAGACTCCTCTGCATATTTATTTTCAGATAGGTGTTCAGGTGAACTACTGTCTGAAATAATAAATGAAAAGGGTTTTTCCTCACGTACCCTTTTTTCTTGTAACTTGTAACTTTCATAAATAATATACCTTCTATCTATATTATATCGGTTACACGACGGTTACAGATTGTAACCGCTCTAATCAATCCTCTTCTACGTTATTTATAGGCGTCCAACCTTCCAAACCAATGAGAACATACATCCTTGTGGACTTGCCCATCCACTTCACGACTTTCGTGAATAGTGTATCTTCTCGGCTGATTCTTGCCTCGTTCGCCCATAGGGGAAGGATCTCTTCAGGCTCGAAGCCCATGCGCCGTAGCTCGGCATCGATGGCCACGGGCGAAAGAGCGAGCGACCCGTTCTGTAAAACCTTCCCTATCCATCCGCCGTTCGGTGCCTTAGCCTTGGGATCTGAACCATGTAGGTATTGAATTCTATCACTCTGGGTAACCAGCCACACGGTGACCCGACTCCATGCCTCGCTGGCGGTATCGGCACTCTCAAGCGCTCTTTTTGCCGATTGAATCAGGATTGTATCAATCTCCTGAACGGGCATCGGCACTCCGAGGGTACGCAGGGCATCTACTGCCAGCCGGATAGATGCGAGGTATCCTGCGATACGTCCAGCGGACGGCCCAGCATCTAAGCGTCTTTCCGCTGCTTCCTTGATTTTTAGCCATCTTTCCCGCAAGCCATCCCAGTTTTCCACCGCCCACGCGGCCACCAATGGCCCGACGTGCCCCCATGATTCCAGAGATTCAATCACGCTTACAGCCATGTCACCACTCGGTATCGGCTGACCAGAAATAGGAAGCACGCGCAGTCGTACACCGATATGCTCGCCCGCCAGCTTGGTAAGCGGTGCCTCGCCCGTGCTAATCATGACAGATTTCCATGTTTGGATGCAGCGAACTCCATCCGGGCGTGCGCGTGCTTTCCCCTGGCCAGACCCCCACGAAAACACGAGGTTTCCAAGCTTGTCTCTGTCTTTTGGAGGAATCTTCTTGGTGTCGTCGATCAATAGGGGGAGGTGTTGGAGGAACGAAGCCCGGCCTTCTACCGCCGCAATCGTTGCAGACCATGGTAGGATATATGCCCCCTGGTCAGTGGGATCTGCCCACGCGGACGCGGCCCACCGTAGCGCCGTGGTTTTACCTCGGCTTGAATGACCATATAGATCCACGACAAACGGCGCGCCGCCTGTTGGTTCGAGTAGGATGGAGCTAACCGAAGCCGCAAGCAATAGAGCAGGAATCGGGTGTTTATTTACGATTTTTGCCGCATCCATCCACTTTTGCAGCGTTCCCACCCTGGCTAACGCCCGCGTGGTTTGTGCATGTCCTTCCTCTGCTTTTAGCATGTGTGGTCCCACTGCCACTTGGAAAGCGCGCTCGCCTTCCACCATGGTCCACCCAAGCCTGGAAATGGACGTTTGCAGCGGGATAATATCCTCATTGCACTTCTCGGCATGTTCAATAAAGCTGGACATATCGGCACAATTCCGGCTACTGAACGGCGCGCCAGTCGTTGCAAGTGGAGGAAGCTCTCTGGAGGAACGTGCTGTCCCGCGATTAATCAGGAGTTTTCCGGTTGGCCATTCCAACTCTAACAGGTGGTTGCCCGTGTCCACGTCTCGCCACCTCGCACGAATCCACAATGGATCAAGTGCTACATGGATTTCTTTGGTTTCGCCCTCGTTATTCAAGCGATAAAGCCAGATCCCCGAATCCCGCACCTCCCAACCCGCCGGATCTTCCCATCCTTCCGGCAGTTTTGCCGGTCGTTCGATGGGTCGCCTCTCGTCCGGATCGGCTATGCGCAAGAGCGATTCTTGCGCCTTTATCCTGACCTTTACGCGCTTCAGGATATCATTGGCGGTCTTTGCCCACCCCCTGACAAGCGATAGCTCTGACAGCAGGTTTTCGATGTCGGGTATCCCGATCATATCGGGTTCCAGTTCGGCTAAACGCCGGAAGATAGCGACTTTATCGCCCTTTGCTCCTGCCTCGGCTATAAGCGTACGTAACCGATCAGAAGTGGATTCTGCCGTTTCAATCATTATTTGTCCTTCTTACCACCCGTGCCTGAAAGTTTAGGTGGCTGCTCGGGGGATCAGTCCTCCGCAACCACCAAGGACACGCGATGATAACGCATCCATATTGTAGCCTACCTCTCGTCAGATGTCAACCCCGGTTCCTCCCCGAACCAATGGGATAGGGTGGTCTGCCCATCCACAAGGTACTCCAAGCCGAGATGAAATTGGATCTCCTCGATGGTAGCAACGGTGGTGTTGGTGGCGGCGTCGTTGATTTTGGCGATCATGTTCTCTCCTTGTTTCAATACACATACGGACCCATCCACATGTTTTTGTCGTAGTAGCCATTCTGTATCCACCCAAACGCCGTCAAATGTCGCTGTTTGGATGATTTATAACGCCACGATTTTGCAACCGTCTAACCGTTGAGCTAACGCATTAGCTACAGAGGTTCGGTGGCATTCGGCCGGATTTGCCTCCATACACATCAAACAGATTCGTTTCGAGCGCGCCAATGCCAAGGGACAGGCCAAAGCGGCTGTCCATCGAGGAACCATATACTCTTCGAAACGTCTCAAACATTCTACTACATCGTTAGACCTATTCTCTTTCGGGTTGCCTAACTCTCGGCAGTGCAGATAGGAAATATGATGTGTTTCAAGATGTGTCGTCAAAGGGGTTTTGCTGAAGCCGCGTTTTCGACTAAATGGCAAGATCCGTACATCTACCAACACATCAATCTGGTGTTTTTGAAGGGTATGAATGAAGTCTGAGATTGTTCGGCCTTGATAGCCAATCGTCCAAATCAGTGTTGTGGTTGTAGCAGGGGAAAAGTCGTTGATTTTGGCGATCATGTTCTCTCCTTGTTTCAATACTCTATCCACTCTATCGGATAACGTCAACCGATTTCTTATCTACTCTGATAAAATAATCACATCCTCCATTCCCGGTGTTTCAACCGGCAATTCTACACCACGCGGCCACTCAAACGCCGCGCTTACCTTCCAAAACTCACGATTCTTCTTATACTCCCTGGCTTTCTCCGATTTTGCAGCAAGAAAACGAAGGAGAGCTATCAATTGCTGCGATTCAAGCTGGGTAAGCCGTGATATGCGCCCATCGTCACACCAACCCCTGAACCGCTTCCTTGCCTTCTCGTCGGGTAACCAGCGTATAAAGTAGATCATCTTGCGGATGAGCTTGACGGCGTGATCCTGGGCAGGCAAATTAGGCAACATGATCCATTTCCAACTTATATCCAACCCATGCGGCTGTAACCTGTCACAAACCACTTGTAACCACGTTCCAACGGGCATAAACGCTACGGCGTGTTTCGGCTTGCCCTCGCCATTGGCACGTTCAGCCCCCTCCTCTGTAACCTCGGTGTATACGTCCTCAAGCACCTCGCCGATGGCATCGTCATGGTCAAGGCCATACAAATCCAATAGGCCGTATGGGTCGAATATCGTCCCATGCGTTTTGCCAGGGTGAGCACGCAGGACACGGCCCACCTCCTGAACAAACCGGACCTTTGCACCGACCTTACGGCGAAGCAAAAGCCCACGCAACCACGGGAAATCGGCCCCGACCGATAGCATATCGACATGAACAAGACAGAGGATCTGTCCTGATTTCAGATCCGCTAATCGTCTATCTTGCTCTTTTACGCGCAGCTCGTTGTGAATCGCCTTGGCAGGTATGCCGTTCTCTGATAAGAACGCCGCGAATTTCTCCGCATCCTCGATATTATCCGCATTAGCCAACGTCGGCCACACCTGTTCCCGCTGTAACATCTCCAAACAGATACGATCAACCTCGGTATCATCGAAATCTTGCCCATCCCACCGGATCGTTTTCCAAGGCACGATGACCCCATCTTTCAGCCCCTCCTTCCATCCGTACCGGTAAACCACTTCATCCCATAGCGACAGGGTTTCATTCGATACCGACCTGAACGGCGTAGCCGTCAGCCCAATCCGAAACAGAAAGCCCCCATTCAGCTTTTCCAGTGCTTCTATCGAGTCTTTGATGCTGCGCGCCTCGGTACCATGGCACTCGTCACAGATGAGAAGCTGACACTTGCGCCCAATCTCTTGCAGTTTGGTAGCAAGTTTAGCCATCGATTGGTACGTGGTAACGACTACCCTTCTGTCAAACTGTTTCTTACTTGCGTAGAATACACCTACGTTTTCCTCACCCAACCCCTGCACCATCGTGGCCGATAGCTGACGAACGAGGGTTGCCCGTGGCGCGGCAACAATGATGGTTCTATCTTGCATTACCAGGCAAGCTGCTATCAGTGCGGCTATGAAAACAGATTTGCCACTGCCCATAAACGCAGAGATAACCGCCTTTATCCCCTTTCTTACAGCGGCAATTACAATAGGTAGTGCTTCCGCCTGCCAACGGCGAAGGGTCCAGGTCATGGCAATTTCATCCTCCAAGGATGAAAGCCTCTTTCCGTTCCAAACCCCTTGCGCCATTCACGCACCGGCGCATCAACGTTGATCAGCGCATGGCCACCCGGCTTCAACGCGGCAAATATCGCATCGCCCAACGCTGAATAATCCGCCATATCCCAGTTTACACCTGCCCCGTATGTCCGGCAATCACAATAGGGCGGAGATGTTGCAACCAAATCACACCCGCCCTGCTCCGATACCAAGCGCAGGGTTTCCCGGTAGTCTGCTTGGTACAACGTCCAGTTTTCGCCGGTTAGCATAATGTCTTCCCATTCAGTATCTCCCTCCAATCCGGCACAGCCTCTTGCAATAGCCTGATTGTACGGTCGGTTTTCTGTAGCGACTCTGACCCACTCAAATGCTGGATCGCCTCGGCTATCGTGAGTTTCAGAGATTCAACCTCGCTCAATCCTTCACGCATTGGCTCACCAGGTAGAAACACGCGATAATCCTGCACATCCAGGATTTCGGCGATGTCTACAACGGCTGACAGCGGAATTCCCGATCTTCCAGCTTCCCAGTTGGTCAGGCTTACCCTTGCAATACCAAGCTTTTCTGCAAGGTGGGTTTGCGTCAACCTTCGCTTTTTCCGCATTGTGCGGATTTTTCCGCCTATTTCTTTATAAATTGGGTGCATTAGAATATTCTCGTGAAAATGCCGGATATACGCGCGCATCATGTGAATCGCCTCGGTGTCAAGCAGATGTTGACATCCGTCGGATCAGGTCTGCGTGAGTGGGGATTGAAAAGAAGAGCGTAGCAAAGTCAAGCTCTTTCTCCCCCAGTGAGGGGGTAGGGGGAGCATTAAAGGTGTCTGTGATCTGTGTATGTGTATGTGTATGTGAGGGGCTTTTTTCGCTGCCTTCAATGCCATCTGTCAGAGAGTCGCTGGACGCTCGCTGGACGCTCGCTGGACGCTCGCTGGACATTTCTTTGATATTTTCGGCGTTCGTTGTAGACGTGGCTGGACGCTCGTTGGACGCTCGCTGGACATCGGCTGGACGCTCGCTGGACGCTCGCTGGACATCGGCTGGACGCTCGCTCTGACGTGTCAAGAGTTTTGGATCAGACCACGCCGCAGTATCCGCCATGATGGAACGGGCCTGCCTATCGGTCCAACCCCATCTAATAGCCAGAGACGGCCTCCCCGGCCTCCTAATCTGCCCATTGGTGGTTCGTTCCTGATCTGACCACCAACGCAAATCCATCAAAACCGCCTCCCTTGGCCACGGTTGTGACAGGCTGGCGGATATGGTTGACCACCATGCCGCATCCATGGGGAGCCACCCTACCGGGTACATTCAATCGCCCGTGCCTGACGGATCAGTTCCAGCAAATATGTCGAGACTGTTTTTCCAGACCCCTTTGCTGCGGCACGAATGGCCCGCCTTTCCTCAGCAGGCAGCACAATGGTCAATCTGGTTGTCCTTGGTTCCATGGTGTAGGTATACCTCGCGTTAGGTATACCTGTCAACCCCTTCCGCAAAATCACTTGAACGCGGTTGAGGTTGTGTTCAAGGGAACGCTATCTGTGGAATCATTAGAATAACCTCAATTGCCTTTGTCGTTCCGTCAATATCCCCGCTGCTATCTCTGCCCAGGTTTTGCCGTCGTTCCTGGCGTACAAGTCGCCACCCACGAACCGACGATCATGCGCAATAGCCGCCGCGCCCGTTGTTCCCGCTCCGCAGAATGGATCGCATACAAGGCCGCCTTTGGGGCAAAAGCAGAGGATGATGTCTTCGGCTAATTTGAATGGCCATCGTGCGGGATGGTCGGTTGCTTCTATGTCGTCGGCTCCTGAGTGGCTCCCACCCGTCGCTCCATACTCCCAAAGCGTTCCACGAGCCTTCAGGTTATTTTCAGCATTATACCCTGAATAGCCCTTAGTTGGTCTGGAGCCGTCGGCATTAACGCCATGAATGGTTTTTGTGCCCACCGCACGCCCCCACTTGGCAGGTATAGCCAAAGAGCTTGCATCAAAATATCCGCCTTCACCCGGCTTTTGAAACCATAGCAGCGGCTCCCAATCATTGCGGAACCGCCCACCATACGCACCGGGTAGTCCTTGGCGCCCAAACGCCAACCTATCCGGTACCCTGAATCCTACCCTTTCCGCCCAATCAATCATCATTTTCCATGGGTGGAATCCCCTTTCCGTACCAAACCCTTTGCGCCACTCGCGTACCGGTGCATCGACGTTGATCAGCGCATGACCACCGGGCTTCAATGCTGAGAATACGGCGTCTCCGAGAGCTGCATAGTCGGCGTCACCCCACGACACACCGGCACCATATGTCCGGCAATCGCAATAGGGTGGAGATGTTGCAACCAAATCGCACCCACCTTGCTCGGCTACGATGCGCAGGGTTTCCCGGTAGTCTGCTTGGTACAACGTCCAGTTTTCGCCTGTTATCAAAATAGCCTCCCTTGTTCCTTTACTTTCCGTTTCACCTGCCGCCAATCAGGGAAAGGCACCTCTAACCCCCGATCCCACCACCGATACCGCCAGCCCTGAAACCCGCGTATTTCCTCGTCAATCGTCACAGCTACGGCACCACCACGACGACACAGACAAAGCGGATCGAGATTGAGCCGGGTCAACGGCGCATATCCACGCAAACGGCCAAAAGCGACGATATAAACACGATCACCCGGCTTTATGTTGGGCCTTGGGCCATAGTTCGAGAGGTAGAAGCCCCATTCTTCGCCTGTTTCAGGCGTTCCTGCGGCATCGCCCTCGTCGATCCAGTCGAACCACAGATTTTTGGGTACGGTAACTACAACGTCCATTATTTACCATCCTTCGGATAAACCACCGTGTACGGATGGCTATCCAACGAATAAACCTCGGTTGAACCAAGCGTTCTTCCCGGCGTACCATCTGAAAACAGGTACCGCCAGCCCTCCGAGTAGCGGCGAACCATTGCCTGGCCGTCGCGATAAAGCGTGGTTCCCACTGGATAATCTTTATATTTCATTGAATCCTCATCAACTCTTCCCATGCGAGTCTAACCACGCTTGGAACCTGTCCATTTCCAATTGCTGCAAGTCGGTCCAACCTATGGGCCACCCCATCAGCCACTCGACCCAATCCGGATTCAGATCCCCACCACTGCCCATTGCAATCGCCTCTTGATTCGTGATCTCTCCGTCGCTCTCCAATCTTTTTATCTGCGCAAAATTCCCACTTCCCCCGCACATGTGGCCCTTTTTCGGAGTTGGGTATTTCGCTACGGTCCTCAATCTTGGAGATTTGCGATTCGCCTGACCCGCCTGCTCCTGCAAAAAGTGCCAACTCATCTAACGATCTCCTTTCTAAGTTCATTTTATCCTCTCGCCTTTGCCCAGCCATCCCGCAGGGCGCGCTCAAAATAGCCAGGATCATCGGGCGCTACTGATGCCCACATGGGAAGCAGCAGGGATCTGACCTGGGCCATGGAAAACTCATGCTTTCGGTTACCGAAAAATAAACACGCTCTAAACAGCGTATTGTGGCGGTTGCCCTTTCCAGCCATCGCCAGCTCGCGCGCCCAATACTCCGCCGCGCGTGCAACGCGATCCCCATCGCCATAAATCGCTGGTAGCGGCCCTGGTTGGCTCACCAGCACGGGTTCTACCCAGCATACGAGGTTTAGCATGTCATCACTCGCCATTGCCATTGTAGGGCACGTATAGCGCGATTCTCGTGCCCACCGGTACGGGGTACCCGACTCGTGATCCGAAGGGGGTGCTACGATATAGCCACCTTCGCCGCGTACGTCAATCGAGCAGGATTTACCGTCCACTTTTAGATATTGCTTGTTTCGTGGGCACCTATCCGCAGGTGCGAGGTACCACAGGTGCGTACCTCCTGAACCGGTGCGTGTTCCCCAGGTTGGTACGATGTACCGTGCAAATTGCTTGACCGCATCCATCCCCACGAGGTCAACGGGCTTCTTTGATTCGGTGTCAAAATCCACCACGAACCAGGAAAACCCATTTGCAGATCCCGTAGCCAGACCGATAGACGCTGACGGCCACTTCCGCCACCACCCCCGGATCGCCCTGGGGTCGGCAGATGCCCCCGTACACCCATTCGTCAATAACGGGCTTTTATCCAATGAGCATGGCAGCACACGGAACCCATTTCCCGCGTACCAAAGCGCCCAATCTCGGTTTCTACCGCTCGACATACCTCTATTCTATACGGTTTCTCGTTTACCGTCAATGATATTTTTTTACCGAGGTTGGAACGTATTTATCAAGAAAGATAAAAATAGTTTGAGAAATCGGTTGACTGTATTCGATTGGTGCCGTATATTCAGAACATCAAGAGCGACGCAATCAAGCAGCTCTTGAAGGAGAATAAAATGTCTACCACTACCATCACCACGAACATCAAATCCACTGACAACCAATTTGAGGGATGGGGGCTGAGGAACCTCACTCCCCATCCCATCACATTACGTTGTGGCGATGAGGACGTGATCATTCCCTCCTCCGGGAGGGCAGAGGTTCATTATGGTGAGTGCCATCGCATTGGTGGGATTGTCCCTACCAACGAACGGCATAGGTTCGGGCAACCCCTTCCCGTAATTCCCTTATTCGGGGCGGAGGTACCCGAAACAATTACAGGAATCCCCGATGGAGACGAATTGCTGGTTGTTTCCAGCGTAGTTAGCGCTGCTATGCGTCAACTGAACCATCCGGCTTTAGCGCGAACTTTCGTCTTGGGGACCGGCCCCAAGGATGGAACAATTCGTGAGAATGGACAGGTAAAGGCGGTTACTCGGCTGAAACAAGCCTGATCACACGCCCTTCGGGGCGTTAGAAGCCGCAGACAAGGAGGTATAATGCCAGGTTTTTCCCACCTGCATGTGCAGTATCCCCACGGGGAAAGCTGCGTTGTGCAGCTTCAAACGACCAAAGGCCCAGCCAAGGGCCATCTATTAGCAGAAACATCGTTTCCATCGGATGTTTCCGATGATGTGCTGCTCAAATGGGCAGCACAGGCGTCACAAACATGTAAACGTGAGTTCAGCGGGGTTGTTTACCGCGCCCGCCCTCGGTGGCATCCACCGAAGGATACGGTACAAACAACGTTTCGCCTTCCAGAGTCACATTTAGCTGCTTTGGAGAAGGCGTATCCGAGTTCAGCCGATGGTTTCCGTGCTTACGCCGCGTACGTAGCGGCAAACGGTAAGAAGAAGCTGCCGTTTTAAAAGAATACGGCCCCGCGCCAACAGGGCCTTCCGCCATCCATCCGACTCGTGAGGGTCGTATCTGTTCAATATAGCCACCCATCCCGCGAGTGTCAACCCCTAAAACGGTGACTCGTCCCCTCCCTCCATCACCGTTTTTGTACGTTTTACCTTGGTTACAATGCGTTCGCGCTTGCCTACCGAGGCCGCCAAGGCAATCAGCAGGCCCTCGGCGACGTTGACTATGCGAAAGTGCGCGGCTCCGGTATCGCG